AACGTAAAAGTGCAGCACTCTCGTACTATTACAGACTTACAGCGAATAGCCGTTACTTTAGGTTATTCATCTTATTCAATTACTTTAAACAATGAATTAGTTTATCAAATAAAGGGGTAATAAATGAATCAAGCTAAATACACAAAGAAGCACGTCACACTATTAGCTAGAAAGCGACGGTTGTATTGGATAGACCTATTTTATCAGAGCTTAGGTATGGTCGGATTAGCGGTATTAATTGTTTATATTTTTATTTGGGGTTGGTGATGAAGATTATGATTAAACACGACGAAACACATGAGACTTTAATCTTAAAGTCGGTTGATGATGTTTTGTCACTTATAAATGCAGATAGAAGCGAAGAATTTACGCCATACAATAAAAAAGACTGGATAGACGGCTTAAAGTTTACTAGTTATTCTTTAATTAGAATAACAGAACTTATTTAAACACTTTGTCAACTAAACACTAATTATTGTCAATAAAAGGGGTAATAGATGACTATTTTAACACAACAAGACCTTGATATGCAGAACGAAAGCAAAGAATGTGCGGAATACGTGTTTATGCGGCTAGAATCCGAGGGATTAACCAAAGAAAACCTAGCAACGTGGATAAACGACCATTTTTCAGGGGTGAATTATGGATATTAATAAAATAGCAAGATTATCGGCTGATAGTAAAAAGCCGGCTAAAACAGATGCTTTCAATCAATTGAAAAGAGTTATTGAGTTGAGCGGTGATAGCGCAGCATTAGAATTAGCCGATTTATATGCTTTCTTTACCCCGACAATTTCCAAGCCAAAAACATTATTCCAGTGGGCGGTTAAAGCGCATGGTATTAAAGATGTGCGACATTATATAAACTTTGTCTATTCGGATGGCAAAAGACTGCTCTCGACGGACGGCCACAGGGCGCACATTGTTGATGATGTTATCAGCCCTATTGGGTTTTATAGTAATAATGGTGCTTTAGTCCATGATAATGATTATGGTGAATTTCCGAATATCGACAAAATAATGCCAGATATTAATGATATGCGGCCTATAAACCTTAGTGACATGGAATTAATTGACATTGATAGCCACGCAAAAGCAACGCAAGCATATAAGCTAACGAAAGATATAGGCTTTAACGCTAAATATCTACGAGAAGCGCTGTCTTTTGGTGACATGAAAATATTTATTACCCGTAATAAATTCGATAATTTGCGTGACTGTAAAATGCTATTAATCAGTGAAGACCGAACGGCTATTATTATGCCGGTAAGATTATAAGGGGGTTGAATTATGAGCGATTTTAAAGAACAAGTACAAACAGCCGTACTCGATAACCATTTTGTTGGTTATGGTGATAGAAGTTATGCACAGGTTATTAACATATTAGAAAATAATAATATACCCGATGAATGGGTTATTGGCGAATTATTTGAAGACTGGCATATGCCTACTTTAGCTAAACACATGCAAAGCATAGTCGATAGCGTTTTGCATGAAACTAAATTAATGACGAGCGCTTATTATCAATCAGCCGTGGAGAGTCGAAACAATGGATAAAATAGAAATATTAGATGGCTGGAGCTTTCCTGATACGATTTCTGTGCCCGATGGATGGGATAGGACGCAATTACCTGACTTAACGCGGGATAATTTTAATAGGTTAATCGAGGAACACAATAAATTAGTCTTAATTATTCAGGAATTAACCGCATATAAGAGAGTAACGGAGGTAGGCAATGGATAATTTAACTAAAGTACTCTGCGCTTTAATTCTCAGCGCATCATTAGCGGTATCGGGGATTACTGCATGGGCTTTGTGGTTGTGGGTGACGTTATGAAATTCAGAGCTTGGGATGGGTTTCGTATGACTACTAGCGGAATAATGTTTAATTCTACTACAGGATTACTTGAAACAGCCGCTAATATGCCTTTAATGCAATTCACTGGCTTAACTGATGTCAATGGTAATGATATTTATGAGGGTGATATTTTATGGTGGGCTACTTTACTGCTCCCTATAACAGTTGAAGGCTATCACGGTTATAGGTTTATGTTTGGTAAAGACCAGCTATGCAAGGATAATGCTGTTAACGGCGAAATAGCGGGTAATATTTATGAGGATAGCCACCTAGTTAGAAAGGAATCATGACTTATTTAAGCTTATTTAAGCACGTTAAACGCAATAAAGGCTTAGATACCAAGCAAACTATTACTTTGTTCGCAAAGACGTTAGGGCGGTCAGTAAGGACGGTAGAAGGGTATTCTAGTAAGAGCTGTCCGTCTTTAGCGTTGAGTGTTTTAATTACTAAGTTTAAGGGGTAAATTATGAACGTAGGTGAAAGATCATTAAAAGTATTAACGAATTGGAATAGTCATATATACGAAAATGAAGCGCAAAAAATGTCTAGCCTTCAGTGTTTAATAATGGAGGCGCTAAAAGCGCAAGATAAAGAGACTCGATATGCTTGCGCTGATGATGCGTATGTGACCTGTATTAACGTAAAAGCAATTTAAGAGGTAGATTATGAAAATTGAAAGCGTTTACGATAATGGCGGTAATTTATTGGGGGATGAGTATATAAATCTAGTTAATTTACAAGAAGATACAAAGTTGGCTGTATCGCAAATAGTTAATTTAGATGAATGCGCGGCTCTAATAACTAAATTTAGTAACAGCCTTGAGGAGAATTAAGTGGACTATAAAGAAACACATCAACAAGCCTACGAGCAAGCTATCAAAGAGGGTAAGTCTTTGAATGATGCTTGTCGTGCTGCGGATGCGGCTTGTAGTGAAGAAGAGCTTATAAGAAGAGGTGAAGAAGCTGATGGATGAATGTAAAAATTGTACTTTTCGCGGCGATATAAAGGCGTGTTTAAATGTTACATGTTCTCGTCACGATAGCTGGTATGCGACTATACAAGATAAGAGAAATAAACGGCTTGAGTCGGCATTATCAGATTTATTAGCGAGTATTGGTGGCCAGACTAAGCTATGCGGTCATGATTTCTATTGTGTTTGCCCGACAGATAATGCCAAAAAATCATTAAACGATAGAAAAGAAAAACCCGCTTGAATCAAGATGACTAAGCGGGTATCCTATGGTGATTCGGTAAAAGCTTTAGCGGGCTACCGATGGAAAGAATTATTACTCAATAACTCTCCTCCGTCAAGTCTAATTAGCCGCTCCCTCTTACTGAATCGTTACGGGTATACCAACGGTTACGTTAATACGTGGAAAATACATAATGCGCCTAAGACCAGCGCAACCACAATTCAAAACACTCGTTAAAAGTGAGATACGCCAACGGATGGCCAAAGAGGATGAGCATATCCTTGAGACCTTAGAACAGTCAAAGAATGTTGAGTGATAATTAGTTATGTATTAAGTGGGCAACAAAAGATTGTAGAAGTGAGTTATATATTATATCCCTCACAGAACGGTCTTATTGACTAATATTGTTAAAATAAGGGGTAAGGCATGGCAATATATGAATCATACGATGCTTATATTATGGCTAAACAAATGGAAAACGAGGTTAGCTTTCGCCCTGTAAAGTCTAAAAGTAAAAAAGCTAAGAAAAATAAAGCTATGCCCTTAGAGGCGTGGCAGCAATCACAAAAGGATAAGGAAAGAAACGAGTTAGTAGCTGCTAGAAGTGTAATTTCATTGACAGAATTTGTTTTTTTAACCGATTTTAACCAATTCAAGAACGGTGACGATATAGAAGATAAGGCTAATATAGCTTTATACCGAGCGTTACAAGAATTTGAAGATAAGTTTAAGGGGGAATAGTGGGCAGGAAAGCAACGATTAAGTTTGAATACAACGGTGAATTACTGACTATACCTGAGTTAATGCGGTATTCCGTTGTTGATAAACATGTGCTGAGGCGTAGATTAGCGAATGACGCAGGGAATATAGTGGATGCGCTTAATAAGCCTCTAGGGGTTTATAAAAAAGATAAAAGCCCTTCTAAAGGCTCGGTTGAGAGGGCTAATCGTAGAAATGGGCGTAAGCGACCAAGTATATTATCCCACCCTGTTCAGGAGGCTGATGTGCGAAGTGTAGGTGAGCTCCCTATAAGTAGCATGGGAGTACCAGCGTCAACGCCTTTACGCACGCAATACTACTGCTCTAAGCAAAAGAAGTTAATTCAATGTAAAGGCTGTGGTAAAGACTTATACATTCCTGTCTCAATGATTAGAGCGCAGTCAAAAGATGTTAGAAAAGATGGGTTCTTTTGTTATCCATGCCGAGAAAAAAGTAAAAACGAAGTCCAAGACGCAATAAAAGCACTTAATATGCGTAAATATTTAGCGAGTAAGGGGAAATAATGGAATACACACAAGAATTTAATGAATTATGGCTCATTAAACCCAAAAGGGGCGGAGGCAATTCTAAGATAAAAGCATTTAAACAATATAAAGCCAGATTAAAGGCTAAGCATAGCCATGGCGATATTGAAGCAGGGCTAATTCGGTACAGTGTTTTTTGTCACGCGACAGATAAAATTGGTACAGAATACGTGATGATGCTTTCTACTTTCTTTGGTGTGGATGAATGGTTTATGGAGGAATGGGAGTTACCACGGATTGAGGCAAAAGAATCTTTACTCGAAAAGGCTAAAAGGCTAGGGCTTACACCAAATAAGGGTGAATCTCAATTTAATTACGATATGCGTGTAAGAGATGCTAAATAACCTTGCTTTAATAGACGTAGGGTGTATACTAAGATAAACAAAGGGGAGGATAAAGTGAGTGATTGTGAGATTAAAGTATTAATACACTTTACATTGCCAGACGGCTCTAGCGATTCTGTTGTTATAGCGGGGAATAGCTTAAAGGATGTGCAGGCGCTGGCGGCGTTTGAAGTAAAATCCCGTAACGCTACAGATCCATGGAGCGAGACCTTAAATTAACAAAGGGGATAAATGATGGATATTTATGCAACAAAAGGCACAAAAGTTAAATTTATAGAAGAGAATCCTTCGCAGGGTCAAATTAATTGGGGTGGGCATGATAACCCAAAAGACATTCTTACTGTAGGCAAAACATACACGATCGACGTTACTGATGTGAGGTCGTCACATACAAAGGTGTTCTTAGAAGAAGTCCCCGGGAAACAATTCAATTCGGTATGGTTTGAATAATACAAGCATCGAAAGGGGGAAGAATAATGAATAAAGAGCTTACATTTACTTATGGCGGCAACCGTGGCGGCTACCATTGCGAACAAATATCATTATGTGCAAATAGAATGAATCGGTTATTTGCTATAAATGGCGCGGATAAGATAACCGTTAGGCTTAGTGATAAACCTTCAAGGGAAGCTTATGAGGCAAAATTAACAAAAAATGATAGCCTTACCAATATTAAGCTTAGGTATAAAAGCGGAAGTTTTAGTTATGAAATCCTTACGTTTAGTGGCGGTGAATACTTGTCAAGACTAGGCTTAACAACAAAAGACACATTCTATGTATCGGTGTGGTTATGGACATGAATGGCTTTTTTAACGACCTAGCTAAGATTAATTATGACTTTGCTAAGCGTCATGGTATCTATCAGAAACCCCATTATGCTGTACAGAAGGAGGATGGTGTTTATAACATAGTAAAGAATGGTGAAGTAATAGCCGTTTTTATCCATCCGATAAGAGCTTATGAGTTTAAGCAAAAGTTAATTGAAGGAGAATAGTAGTGAGCGAATTTAAAATAGAGAAAAATGTAGCACAACCCCCAAAACTAAGTAGCAAAACAGTCTACCCCTTCCGCGAGTTGGATATAGGAGATTCATTTGAATTCACTGATTCAGAGAGATATAAAATATCTACTGCCGCCTATCATTTTGGAAAAGCCAATCAAATGAAGTTCTCAGTTAGGAAGACGAGTGCGACTACAGCAAGATGCTGGAGAATTGAATAAATTTAAACTGGAAAACCCTACCAGCTAATTAGGGTTAAAGGGGTAAATAATGAATAAATTAGTTGTTAAATTAGGGTATTTAGTAGTGTCGGTTTTCGGGGTTTTTACTCTCTATACCGTCTTAGTCTGGGCTCCGGTAAATGTTTATGCCGAGTCAGTTTGTTTAAGTAGGGGTTACCCAGAATATAAAGTATCTGTTGGCCTCAGTATATATTGTATAAATCTTACTGGATCAGTATCGGTTGCAGTTGATGAATTAAAGGCTAATGCTCTAAGCCTTGATTAGAGCAACAAAAGGAGAAATAACATGAAGAAGTTACTATTTGTATTTTTAATGACGATTGGGCTTAACGTACAAGCTGAGCCTGTATCAACAGCCTATGCCTTTGTTGTGGCGGTTAATATGGTGGCTAACAGTAAGATTGATGATGCGGATTTGTTTAAAACGGTACTTGTATCGCATGCTGATAACCCTAACGGTTATTCGTTTGAGATTACGCAGTATGAATATAAGCAAAATCCATCGGCGTTCGTTAAATAACTAGGCGGCGGGGTAATTCCCGCCTTTGAGGTTGAAATGGATAAGTATCTATCAGGTATAGATGTACCTAATTGGGTGCGGTGGATAGCCCAAGATGGCGATGGAATATGGTGGATGTATTCACTTAAGCCAAAAATAAAAGGAGACAGGCTTAGTGAGCGATGGTACCCACAGCAACATGGAGACTGGTTACCTATGCATGAAGGTAAGCCCCCTAAAAACTGGGAAGAAGAGCTGTATAGGTGGGATTATGAATAAAGATAATCGTGATACTAGCGACTTAATATGGATAACAAAAGGTGAAGCTAAAGAGCTTGGAGAGTTTCGGCATTATTTAAATGAGCTTCTATTAATAAACCCGTTTAATACTGATGCGGTAATTACTTTGCAAGATGAAGTCAGTCAATTTTTCAATCGGAGCAAGAAATGAACATTACTCAACTCAAGTAATAAAGATGCTAGAGAAAGAGCGTGTTAAGCATGGTGAGATGCAGGTCGCCGATTTTTACTGTAATGGAGAATTTTATATGCCAGCAACTCAAGTTTTAATTATAGAAAATGATAACGACGAATATTTGCCTAATAAATTTGCAGTGGTATCAGCATGAACAAATGCCATTGGTGCAAAAAGGATATAGAAGGATTCCCTTATATTCACGACCTAGACCTAAATGTTTATTTCCATCCTGAATGTAATGATAAAGAGGTAGGAGATAATATGGCTCTTACATCTATAAAGCCCTGCCCTTGCGGAGCGACTCCTAATAAGCTGCTTATTGTCAGCGCAGGCCAAGGTGGTAAATGGGCAAATGTATTAGGTGATTGCTGTGGGGAGTGGGCGATTGAATTTAGAACGCAATACAAACCACTGGATTCTGATGAATGTATGGCACTAGCAGTGGAAGCGTGGGATAAAGCGCCTAGGCAGCTTGAGAAATAGAAGGCGATAGAACCCCTAACTCAATTAAGAGTCTAATCGCATCTTGATTGCCAGATTCGGCTAAGGTTATAAGGGCTTCTATAGTCATATCGTGTACTCATAACATAAGTATATAAGGTTATTATGATAAAGCAAACTAAAATCAATGAATTAGACCGCTTAGTTAGACAATTAAGGTGTAATTACCCTGATTATTCGAGTGGTTTCAGTGAATGTGAGAATAAGGATGGTAACTTAGCAAGAGGCGGTGGGTTGTGTGTCGAGTGCTGCGTAAAAGGTATTGCAGAGCTATCAAATGAATATAGCGCTTGGCGGTTAAACGCCAACATTAGACGAGCCGCTGCATACTACAGTGATATTAAGAAGGGGATTAAAGATGGTTCGTAGTATACAAGAAGAAGTTATTACAGCGTTATGGGTAATTGCAGCCTTATTAGCTTTTGGGTTTGGCTTTCCTGTTTGGGGATGGATTTTTACCGTAAAGGCGGTAGTGGATTTTATTCTCACACTTAGGTACGCATATAAAGAGCTACAAGAAGAAATTAAATGAAATACGGAACAAAGGAAAAGATTAAGGACGTGATACTACTAATTGTTTTTGCCTTTGCCGTATTTAATATTGGTGCAAAACTAACTGTTAATGAGCTGCAATTAGCCTGTAAAAATGAGGGTGTTATAGCCTTGAATAGTCGATTGTATTATTGCAATGAGAAGTATGGGGTTAATTTAAAGGAGAATGAAGATGAGTAAACTAAGCGCAGAAACAAGAGATAAACGATTAAAAATATTAAGCGGCTTTAAAGGCTTTATTAAGCAAAGCGCATCGATAACTCACTCTAATATTGATGTGGATAGCTTTTATAGCGACTGGATTAAAGAGGTAGAGTCACTCGAAGTAGAGCCTAAGTTAAGCGCCTTTAAGTCAGGGGATTTAATAGCAGTTGGCGATAAATTAAATTCTTACCCGCTTCTACGATATTTCAAAGAATATCAACCTAAAGAGCCTATGTCTTTTAAGGTTAATGGCGGAAGTTATAGACACGTTAAACACGCCAAACTATTCACCCCGCACAATGGTGGTGAGATGCCTGAGTGCTTGAAGGGTAAAGTTATTAACGTATTATTTAGAAGTACATACACTTCTAATGGCTTCGCTGGCAGATTCAATTGGATATGGGATGGTAAGACTAACGACATCATCGGTTATGAGATTATAGGAGAAGAAAGGTGAAAATAGAAGCAGGTTGTCTCGCTAGAATAGTTAATAGCAAAGCAGGAAATAATGGAATCGTTGTTGAAGTCGGTAATTTTATTGGTGACGTAAATGGCTGGACTCACGGAAGCCGATGGGAAATTAGTAAATCGATTATAAGTAGCTGGGGCGATTATTCAAATACGTGCGCGGAAAGATGCCTACAGCGCATCGACGGAAACAGGAAAACAGTGAGCTGGTCAGCCTGTGAATTTCAACCAAAGAATATAAAGGTGACTTATGAACGATAAACAAGCAGCACAGCAAAAGATTAAAGAAATAACCGAGACGTTTAACAGTGATATGCAAGCACTACAGATTATTATTGATAAGCCTGAGATTGTGTGGCCACCTGAGGTGGGGCAAATAGTCTATTGTCTTGAGCTTAATTCAATTGTGATGTCTTATATATTTCAAGATACAAACATACAGCGCGCAGAAATAAAACAATGCAGACTACATCCCACAAAAGCACAAGCCGAATTCTACCGTGACTCTCTAGAGCTAGAAAGCAAGCGAACTTGTATTCGATTTCGTTTACATGAGTTTGCAAAGCGAATTAATGGTGGATGGGTGGCTAATTATGGCCATGTGAATCAATACAAATACACTATAGATATTAACTGTGTATTAGGTAAGATTTCTTTGGTAGACAGAACTGTTATCAAAGAAAATGCTTTACCTGTATTTAAAACAGATTGCATCGACGAACTTCGTGAAGAGCTTACCTTTGATGAGATAGCATTGCTGTTTGAGGTGGTTAAATGAACGAAAAAGAAACTAAACTGTGCATTCGTCTTTATGAAGTAGCGGTTATTGGTGGGCGTGATGCACGTACTGCTATTAAAGAATCAACATGCATAAAGGGTGGCTGCGCTTTTTGGGTTTTTGATTCAGAGTTTGGTTGGCGCTGCGGGTTAATAAAATGACTAACCTCGAAGCACTTAAACAAATAGCAATTGATTTGGGGAAAAGCTGTGTTAAAGAGCACCCTAATAAAGTTACCTATGTAATCTTTGGTCGCAATGGGGCGCAGGAAAAATTATTTAATCCAGTCGAAAACCCTGTTCAGCTACAAGAAGTGCGGCGGTATTGGAAAATAAACTTGTGTCGGAATAAAAGTACTAAGCTATGGTTTGCTTCGCCATCTGATTTAGGTTTTGATGAGTCATGGATAGGCACAGGTGAAACAATTCCTTTAGCCGTTATGGCCTGCGCTATAGCAATTAAACAACAGGAGGCTGTATGAACTATAGAAAAATGCTTACTGATATAGGCGGATGGGATAATGAATTTGTTTCTGTTAATGCAGGAGCGGTTAAGGAAATAATTATTGCACATGAAAAACTCGAAGCCAAGGTAAAAGAGCAGGCCGAAAGGATTAACTTGTTGGCCAGCTTCATCCAAGACACGTTAAACACAAAATGCAAAAGCAGTGAAAAACGCAAAAGCAGTGAAAACTCCAATAAGTGCTTTGATTGTAATGATGGTGAGCGGTATAGAGGGGAATGGTGTAACAGAGCTTTAAATTTAATTAGTGGTAATAAGGCTTTAAAGGATAGCGACTCATGCTGGTATTGCGAAGAGTGCGGAAGTGAGGGGAATGAAAATAACGATGGATATACGCGACATCAACTTTGTTTCTGCTCAGAAGCATGCGCCGATAACTACGATGCTAAGAGATAAAGGATAAAGATAATGGCTAAACAAAACAATAGTATCAGCAACGCTAAGATTCTTTGCGACTACTTATTTAGCGTACAAGAAAGCAAGGACGCTAGGGTTATTGAGAAGTTAATCGAATATGCCAAGCAGCTTGAAAAGGAAAGCGAGTGGGTTAGTGTTGGCAAAGAAATGCCACAGGCAAACGAGAAAATATTATTTTATGATATAAGCTTAGGTAATCCTTGGGTTGTAGGCGTGTATAGCGAGGCAAGAAATATGTTTGTTGCCCTAGATCGTCAAATATTACATTGCGTCACTCACTGGCAACCACTACCCAAACCGCCAGAGGACAAGTAAATGACCCACCTATTAATAACGGGTATCATGACCTCTAAATATACCCTATACTTAAGTTCAGCCACACCACATCCCTTGTACAGTGGCCGCTACGTTACTCCCCTTTCGTAGCACCTGCCCTAGCTTCGGTTAGGGCTTTTTTATGCTTGACTTACTAGTCGTATGATGTATATTGAATACTGCTTTACCTGATAATTAAATGAGAGGATATTATGAATAGTGAACAAGTATTGGCAAAGAAAAGGGCTGAGGTAATGATAGCCTTTAGTGAGGGGAAGGAAATTGAGTTTATGGATCGCGCTAATAAATGGCATAAGAATACCGACCCTTCATGGGATTGGGATAGCTGGGACTACCGCGTTAAAGAAGAGCCGCTTGAGTTATGGGTTAATGTTTATGAGGATGATATTTACGTCCACGAAACAAAAGAGAAAGCCCTTTTTTTTGCTGGGGGTAATTGCATCAAAACAATAAGAATGGTGGAAGCAGATGATAAGTGAAACTAAAGACATAGCTGTCTACAATCCTTTCGATGATAAATACACGGTGTGCTTTTGTCGCTTTGAATTAAAGATGGTGAACGGCAATTTAGTCAATGCGGAGCTTGTTGAGGTTATATCTCAGGGTGAAGTGAGTATGTTTGATTGGGTTCCTTTGAAAGAACGAGGCGCAATTGAGCTTAATTTTGAACGTGAATATCGTGAGAATTATTCGTGAACCACATTGCAATGCTGTCAGGCGGAAGAGACTCTACGGCTATGGTTTTTATGATGATAGACAAAGGAATGCCGCTAGATCATATTATCTTTACGGATACTTATAGTGAGTTTCCTGAAATGTACGAGTACCTTAATAGGGTTGATGTCCAGCTAAAGAAGCGTGGTCACAAATTAACCCTGCTGACGCACAAACGGGGTGAATCCTTTGAAGATTGGTGTTTTGGTAGAATAACAAGAGGTAAGCGGAAAGGGATGATTAGAGGGCTTCCTATGGTAACGCAGCCCTGCTATTGGAAAAGAGAGGCTAAAGTCAATCCTTTCGAGTCGTTTTTAAAGGCTAATAACATTAAGGATTATATTCAATATATCGGCTACACCTATTCTGAAAAAAAGAGGGCGGATGTTAAAGATAGCAATCAGAGATTCCCTTTAATTGACTTCAAAAAATGTGAAGCCGATATTGATAAATACCTGAAAAGCATTGATCTAGTAAATCCATTATATGCGTTTTTTGAACGCACAGGCTGTTATTTCTGCCCCTACCAAAAAATTAGAGGGTTTTATGTGCTATGGAAGAAATACCCAGACCAATGGCGATATATGATGGATGTAGAAAGGAGGCTGGGCGACTACAGCGAAGTAAGCGTAATAAATACACAGTGGAATATTAGGTACTCCATGACGGAACTAGAAGAGGCGTTTAAAAGCGGTGAGATATTGCATGAGATTGAGTCGCCTCAAGCATGTGAGTGCGGGTTATAAAGCGTAGATGAATATCGGGAGAATTATTCGTGACAGGTATTTATTGTTGCTCTTGTGGTAAAGATGTTTATGCAAGACTAACGGATGGGAAGGAGATTTATCCGCATAGGGTAGATCTTTTTAAGCTGCCATTTTGGAAATGCGACGATTGTGGGAATTATGTTGGTTGTCACCATAAAACATCTAAGCCAACGCAGCCTTTAGGGTGCATCCCAACAAAAGAAATAAAAGAGGCTCGGATTCACATTCATGAATTGCTTGACCCGATATGGAAGAGCGGAAAAATATCTAGAGCTAAACTGTACAAGAAAATAAGCTCTGAAATAGGATTTAATTTCCATACTGCAAACATAAGAAGTATCGAAGAAGCAAGAGTAGCGTACAAAATAGTAAAAAGCATATCGTGAAAACTTTAGCTAGGAGGTAGTATGAGTGATTTTAAAGCAGAATTTAGTGCTAATGCAGAAGAATTCGATTCAATTATGGTTAGAATGCTTGCTGAAAATGCGGCATTAAAGACCAAAGTAAAAGAGCAGGACGAAATAATTGAGGCGCTAGATAACTGTATAGAATGGGCGCTAGGGTATGACTGTATTTTAGAGCCAACATTCGACCCACCTAAAGAGGATAAGCCGCGCTATTGGTGGAGAAAGCAGTTAGCCATATTCAGAAATGAAGCGTTAAAGGATAAAGATAATGTCACTCCAAAAGAATAAACCCATAAGAAGTAAGAAATACCGTGACTGGGTAAAGACTTTACCTTGTATTTTAACAGGAGTAGAGCCTGCGGGAGGCTGCCATCATGGAATAGCAATAGGCGAGGGTGGCGTAGGTACTAAGGCGTGTGATTTACTTTCCATGCCTGTTACAGAGGAGTCCCATCAGAAATTCCATCGACTAGACTTATACCCCGAATTAAAAGAGGAGCAATGGCGGTATATTGCCAAAACCCTACAAAGAGCAATCAAGGAAGGAGCCCTTAGTAAGCTATCAATATAAATGTTTAAACTTATTATGATAACCTTTATCTTTAATCCGCTGCTTACCTCTTACCGTAAATCCATTGTGAATAACAAGGTAAATAGAGTATCGGGTTTTATATCCCAATGCTTCAGCAGCCAATGTTACCGAACCAAAATGCTTAACAAAACATTCATGGATTTCGTTAATGGGTTTAATCTCTCTTTCGTGCTTAATTTTCATAATAAACCTTGTTTAATTAGTCGTGTGATGTATACTGTAGGCGAGTTAAATAATTAATGCAAACGATAAAAGGGGAATATAATGAACGTTAAAGATTTTTTAATAGAGTACAACCAAGGTAAGGGGTACTCAATAGATGAGGCTGACTTAGTAGAAACTCTGCTTGAAGCTAAGACGGTTTATATTGGTGATAATGAAGAGCATAGATGGTACATAATTGTGCCTACAGTTAGTGAGATTAACGGCTTTTTTATTGCTCACACTGATTATGTTATTACTGGCGACAATTCTGCTGCTGATATGGATTTAGATTATGATCTTGATTCAGCAAAATTTGTGGTTAGAAAAGAACGCGAGATTACTGAGGTTTACTATGAGTAAATCAGGAGCAGCATTTATGGAGCAAGATATAATGCCTATTGATGGCGAATCTCAGGGCGATAGCATTGACCCCGAGGCGTTTGCAGCGGAAGAATCAGCTTTATACAACGCATTTCAAGCTATACACTATATCTTAACTGAGGAAGAAGTGATTAAGGTATTTGGTGGGCTAGGGTTTGTTGATTTTGCTGAATGGCGTGATGGATTAAGGAAATAAGGCGGGCGTGTCCTTCAAATTCCACGCTTGGTACTCCTTTTCCAGAGGGAGGCGCTGAATATTCTGGGTGTCCGTAAGTGAGGGTTATAAATACTCACTTAACCAAGCATATAAGGCAATAGTGCCGATTAGCTTAAAATAGGAAAAGTAAAATGAAAGCACCAAAAACATCAGGGGATTTCGAGAAGCATCCCGCAGGCAGTGTCGCAGTTGTTTGCACCCGAATAATTAATTTGGGTACGCATTGGAATCCGAAAAAAGAAAAAGACGAGAATAAAATTGTATTATATTTTGAGTCGCCCATCCTTATGGAGAAAGGAGATTTCAAAGGGAAGCCTATGCTGTTGCTTTCTAATTTCAACTTCTCAATGTATAAAAATTCCATGCTTTGTCAATTTATTGAGCAATGGATAGGCAAGTCGTTAACGCAGAAAGAGGCTGATGAATTTGATTTAGATCAACAACTCGGTCAATCAGGCTTTGTTAATGTTGTTCATAACGAAGACTTTGTAAACATTAGCACTATCATGCCGCTGCCACAGGGAATGGACGCACCTAAACCTGTAGGCGATTTAATTACTTACGACCCCATCTCTAACAATGAAGCTATGTTTAACAAGTTGTCAGACAAGCTAAAAGAGAAGGTTAAAAACTCTAAGGAATATGGTCAGCCGCCTGTCGTTGAGTCAGAAGATCCCGCAGCAGGGGTGGATGACCCATTTAAGGATGACATACCTGATTTTGTGTAACTAACATCCTCCACGACCTAAGCAAGTCGAAAAAAGGCTTACTAATTTACGGAAGAGACGGCTTAAGCTGCCTCGCCCACCAAATCAGTCCGAAGGCATAATGGACTCGGGGATAGCTGGAGCGTACGGAACCCAGCGATATGATGACCGAAAAGCATAATTTTGCCACAGTTTACGGAGGAAACAAGTTTGTTTAAGTTGATGGCTAGTCTAGCTGTGACTTTTATTGCTTTCTCCACCTAATTTAATAAGGGGAATTATTATGAATGACAAAGAATGCAAAAAAGACGGCTGTAACAAGCCGGTTAGGAGAATAGGTTTATGCTCTAGCCATTATGATGACGTAAGGATGGCTGGCAAAGTATGCTCTGTTGATAAATGTGTAAAACGGGTTAAAACGACAGGGCTATGCTCTATGCACTATAAAAGGCTTCGTATTCACGGGGATGTGAGTAAGACTATCGGCAGGGCGCAAGGCGAAGGATTTATAAATGCTGGGTATTTAGCGCATCAAATTAATGGCGTTAAGAAATTCGATCATGTAAGGATAGCCGAGCAAGCGTTAGGGAAAGAGTTACCCGATGAAGCCATAGTTCACCATATTAATGAAAATAGGATGGATAACAGAAATAGCAATTTAGCTATATTTCCCAATAGAAAATACCACAATTTAATCCATAAAAGGATGAGAGCATTAAAAGTATGTGGTAATGCGGATTGGCAATGGTGCGGCAGATGTAAAAAGCATTTTCCACCTGAGCAATTTAAAGAATACAGCTACCGCTCTAGCCCTCTGCATAAACATAAAGAATTAGGGCTAGATATGAGGCTAAGGAGCAGCCATGAGTAATCTACTTTTTCTAGATCTCGAATTCGTCTGTACTACCAAACAAGAATTAATCGACGAGATTAAGGTTGAAATGCCTAAAACTATTAAGCTGCCCGAAACTATTAAGCTATGGAAGAAAAATGTATATCCCATCGCGTTTGCTAAGAAGCTTAGCGGCATGTTATTCGACCCTGCTTTTGGTGAAATAGTCTCCGCCTCCTTTGCTTTAGGTGAGGGTGAGGTTATGAATACGTTTAGAACCGATAAAATTACCGAATTCGAATTATTGGAAAAGGTAAACGAAATCCTCTCCTTACTTATTTTACAGAAATTCAAGGCGTACAAAAGCGAAAAACCTATCGTATGGGTCGGGCATAATATATTGGAGTGCGACCTTGATTATCTACATAAGCGAATGATTATAAACGGCATCCGTCCTTGCGTGAAAATACCTTACGATGCCAAGCCTTGGTCAACTAATGTATATGATATTCGACAGCATTGGGGCACAAGAGGCCGCTCCTCAATGGATTTTATAATGAAAGCATTGGGTATGGGCGGTAAGGGTGACTTCACAGGGAAGGATGTCGGCGCTGCTTGGTTAGCAGGGGAATATAAGAAGATTGCTGACTATAATATTGAAGAAATAAACCAAAAGCGTACTATATACAAACGGATGAATTTCCTATGTTAAGACTCGAATACCTAAAGACTCTACTAAGCTATGACCCTGATAACGGGGTATTGATATGGCTTAAGGACACGCCTCACCGCATTAACGGCATCACTCCACGTAAGGGGAAGATAGCAGGCCGAAGCGGGGGTATAAGCATTGATGGTCAGTATTACACCACTAAGCGTATCGCATGGTATCTCTACTATGGTGAATTACCTGCATCCCAAATTAAACATTTAGACGATGACAAGCATAATATCCGCATTAAAAACATGGTTGATTTAGGTGCGGGTAGGCGAAAGTGTACGACCTGTAACGTAGAAGGGGGTAAAGAATTATTTTATGCCGACAACCGTAATGCGTCAGGACTTCGGGCTACTTGTAAGAAATGCTGCGATGAAAGGTCAGCAAATTACAAAAAATTAAACCCTGGCAAACCAATGAAGTATAAACCCCCTAAAATTAAACCTGTTAACCCCGTTATTATGCCGCCTATTGTGCGGCGCTCACTAGGAATGGAATAATGCCTAGACGCAGAAAGGACAGAAAGGATAATAATCAAACGAGTATTGCCGAGGCATTAAAAAAGTTAGGCTTCTCAGTTGAACTGGATATGGATGATATACTTGTAGGTAAGCATGGATACACGTTCTGGTTTGAGATTAAGTCAGAAGATTCAGTTAGCAAGAAAACAGGTGAAATATTAGATTCCGCTAAAAAACCCCACCAAAAGGAGTTAGAGCGAGAGTGGAAAGGCCACTACAAAATAGTTTCATCATTAGAAGAGATATTAGAGGATATTCGTGAGCAATTACATTGAGAAGGCATTATGAGTGAAGAGAAACGAATAAGATTTCTTGTTAATCGTGACGGAATAATTGAAGCAAAAGCATGGGCGAAACGAACAATGAAAATATACCGTACCGCTGTACTGAAAAACGGAAAAGATGGAAGTAAGCCACACTTCGCCTCATTCAGGGAATATAAGCGTGGATTTATTCAGTCTTATTTGTACTTGAAGAGCTTTTCAAGTGGAGGTATAAGTCATGAGTGAAGAAGACCTAATAAAGAGGATGCGAAAATGAGTGATAATTATGATGGCCACAGAGTAGGGGATAAGCGCACTACTTTTGCGCTTCTACCTGCAACTTTATACATTCATGGTGACGTATATATGCACAAAACAAGAAAATTTATCTGGCTAAAAAAGGCAACGAAAACGCTAACACTGTTTGACGGCTGGGTTGCGTTTAAACAAGATAATGGTTAAATGTACCTCAAAAGCCGCCTACCTTGACCTTAAAGACTCAGGCACAGAGCAGACGCAAGCTGACAAGATTCTAGCCATTATCTCGTCTTACGAGGGCATATCCCTAAGTGAGATACTAAGAGCTTACAGGAGCCAATACGGGGCTATAGAATTGTCCTCGGTTAGTGGTCGATGTACTTTATTAAAAGACAATAAGCTAATAGAGGAAAAAGGCACTAGACCTTGCACGGTCACGGGGAAAACGATAAACATACTATGGGCTAAAGACCGCTGCACCCATGAAGCCTATCGTAATAAACACCATATACAGTTACAGAATATGGATAGGGGTACGGTATGGTATAGCGCAGTTATTCAAACCTGTAAAGATTGTGGGGCGGATATATCACAATACCGATTAGTTGAAATTAAAAATCACCGAGAATACTTAAAGGGGCTGAAATGAAAAACTTTCTTACCGATGAAGAGATTGAAAAGGCTGTCCATTATCTCGCTTCAAGTGCAAAACAGTATGCCGATGAGAAGGCTTTAATGAAATGGTTAGAATATAGCCGTAAAGTTGTCAGAGCGCAGGAAGTCTTAAGGGCTACAGGCAAAACAATTAGTGAAAATAACACTCGGGGAGAAGCTTCACAGTCATATCAGGATATTCTAATGGAGTATAAAGAGGCTATTGCAGCCTTTACGCTAACAGAATCTTATCGAAAAGCGGCAGAAATAAAGATAGAATTATTTCGCTCTCAGGAGGCAAGCAATAGACGTGGAAATGTATGATATAATGTTTCGTGACTAGGTTTAGCGACCGAAAAGATGGATACGATAGCCATTCTGTCACACCTTTTTACTATCGATAATTCTTAATCGGAGAATTACTATGACAAAACCATCTATAATTTCTCAATCAAAATTAGACCAATCAACCTTAATTAAGCACTTATATTATAATTCTGGAACCGGCTTATTCTCTTGGGCTAACGGGAGGGTAGGAGCAAGTAAAGGCGCTACTGCTGGGCATAAACGGGATAGTGGGTATATCGTTATAAGAGTGCTAAATACCCTATATAAGGCGCATAGGTTAGCAGTCTTATACATGACAGGCGCGTGGCCTAAAGAACAGGTTGATCATATTAACCACATTCGAGATGACAATAGATGGGTTAATTTAAGAGAGGTTTCAGGCCGCGAGAATAGTAGAAACCAGATTATGAGTAAATTCAATAAATCAGGGTTCACTGGCGTATTCTTCTGCGCGAAAAATAAAAGGTGGCAAGCAAATGTTAGAGTTGAAAATAATAAAAGCAAGTTTCTTGGATATTTCGATAGCTTTGAAGATGCCGTTTTAGCAAGAAAAGCGGCAAATATTAAATATGGGTACCATGCTAACCACGGATTATAGCCTTACCCCCATATTTCCCCTATAATGAAGCCATGAAATCCTTTAGGAATGGCTATGCCAGAAACTAATCTATCTGATAACAGTGTTGATGCTCTAGCTTTAACGCCGTATGACGCGACTAATCCTGATGGGGATGAAGGCAGTATTCATAGTAACGATCCAACAGCTACGAATAACGGCTCAGTAGTTATGCTAGCAAACGTCGACTTCACAGGCTCAGAATTCACCGGTGGAAATATAACGCCTGATTCACAAGCTACAAATGTCTCATGGGTAAACGGTGGGCAATTCGGCGGCGAGCCAACTATTGTTGCCGATGCTGATTTTACAAGCGGTCAATGTATTTCAAGCGAGATACCTGCAACACCCGAATTTGGAAGACAGGTTGTTGACTTCGGTGGGAACTTAGTTGGCACTGCTGATGCAGGACTAACCACAGGCACTTATACAGCCTCTGTTTTTCTCGATGGTGCAACTACTCTCCCTATTTCAATCGCTGTCACAACAGGCGATACAGTCAATTCTATTATCACTGCAATCAATGCGGATTTAACAGATTGCGATATTACTTTATTGAATGGTGATTTAGTTATTCAATCGTTTGCAGACAGTCGAACAACTACTTCTGCTGTCGATACAACAGATACAAATCTATTCTTGAATATGACTAGCTATACAGGTATTGATACTCAAATAAACGGAAATAATGATGGCGTCACGGTAAGTTGGATGGGCGTTTTTATTCCACTGAGGCTAGAAAGAGTAGAAAGAGATATTTATATTGAATTTGAAGCCAAAATGATACCCGCATCTTACAGTGGCGGGCAAATAGGTGCAGTTAAGTTTTTAAAATGCTTCGGACTTCAAGATGTGAATGGTGATGAAGATGGCGATTATGTTAATTACACAATGCAACCTCAGTGGGCATCAAATGGCATGCTTACACAAGTCGCGTACGGTGATGGTACTTTAGTCGAAAATGATTCCAATCATTCTGTCGATTTCAATGGCGCAGATTTAACCAAGGCGGGTCGTAGTTATGCAAATCCGCAACCTGCAACAGTCTCACAGCCTGCTGTCGTCAATGCGCCGCAAGCTAGCAATTTCACTTTAACCCCTAATACCGTACATACTTTTAGATTACGTATAAAAATGAATACAAGCGATGGTGTTAGCGTTGAAACGCCCGATGGAATAATAACGGTAGATATAGATGGTAATAATTATATGACTGCAACAGGGCTTTACAATAAGCATCCAACAAACGGCGCGTTTGATAACATTGGATTTTATAATCACGGTCAAGCAAATTACTCTGCTTTCACGCTTCGATACAGTGCAATTAAAATCAGTACAGGCGGGTTTATCTAATGGCAACAGCGATAGGTGACATTGCATTAGACTTCTCAGGGCTATCTGATATAGATCCTTATGTTAATGGTAGTTATTCAAACGGTAATGGTGGTACGCATAAAGTACTCACAGCAAGTCTACGACCTTCAGCATCCGCTACGTTTATCCCTTTTTATTACACAGCAGCGCCTAGCAGCACAACAATTCGAGCTAAGGTTGAGATTAATCATGACTCAACTGTTTGGAATGATTACCAAGGCCCTGTTTTAATTGATTCTAGCGGTAATGGGTATTGGTTAAATGTAAACGGTACTGCTGTCAACATTCAAAGAGTTGCTGCTTATGTTTATACTAGAATAGGTGCAAGTAATACGCTTACTTATTCTGCAAATGACGTTTGGGAGCTTGAACTAGATACGACTAATGGCGCTATAAAAACATACTTAAATAATGTTTTAGTAGAAAGTTTAACAGATGTAACTTATTCAAGTGGCTTACGTTGCGGACTTGCAAGTGATTGGGGAAATACCAACGCTTCAGGTGTTGTTTCATTCGCAGCCGATGGTTATGTTGCAAGCGCCACTATTGGCACATCTGATGCAGTTGCAATTCCTGGAACTGATTTTAACTTCACTGTTTCAGGTGGCGATGCAACAGCAGGCACAGCGACTTTAAGTGATGGCACAAATACTGTCTCGGTCACAATTACAACTTATAATGCTAACGGCGCATGTGTTGCGGCCATTCCTGCGGTTACTGGGATACTATTCGACGCAGCGGCTGTCTTTACCTTTATTGATGATGCAAGTGGCACACCTTCTGTTAATACTAATTTTCAACCTGATGCAACACGAGATTATATAGATGTAACTGATATAACTGCCGTGGGTACAACAGCTTCTGTTTTAACAGGTTATACCGGTGCAGCGCCTACAATAGGTATGCAAATTGTCTTCGTTAAGAAGTTGTCAGGCGGTATTATAGACTTCCTTGCTTTAGCGGATACAACGTTTAGCGCATCTGCTGTACCGCCTAATAATGAAACGACTCAAATACGTGCAATCTCAACTGATGGGTCATGGGGAACAGAAAAAACATATACTTTAGATGTTGGTGGTGGCGGGAGTTATGTAGGCGCTGGTAGTGGGATGCTCGCATCTAAGAGCGTTAGAAAGCTTATGCGTCGAGGACGCTAATAAAACCCTAGCAAGCCTTTATATTTAACGCGGCACTCATTATATTGATTAATCGAGTTAACATGGTGCAGTAAGTAAAACATCATTCGCCAAACCTGTTTTTAACGCAGGTAAAGGGTTAAAGGCTATACGGTACTTAATAGGTAATTCTAACTCAGGGATTTCCAATACTTTCGGCGATGAGCTGCATCCCACCATTATCATAGCAAACAGGGTTAGTAGACTTAGTTTCAACATATTCAATCACCTTCTGTGTAACGACCTTACCTTTAGCGCGGCTCATGGCCTCTTCCCTTGCGCTTACAACGGCAAGCTCTAGCTTTGACTGCCATTCCTTAGACTTCTCCTGTATGGCTTTCTCGTAGGCTTTAGTGGTCTTTATAGCTTCCACCTCACCTCGCTTGTTATACCCCATGTAATACACGGCAACAAAAGCCACAAGGGTTATACCTGCAATAATTAGTTTTTTATACGGAATCATTTTGCTTATCCTTTACATCATTATAAGTCACAAACCCATAGTAGGAGGTAAGAATAAAGGTAATTAAAGAGTAGTAGGGGATGGTTAATTGCCCTAATTCAGGGTATTTAATATAAGCGATAGGGAATATTACTAGGCCAAATAGGTAAGCTCCGTAGGCCATTCTTCGTCTAACCGCCCATGATTTCATCTTAATAATAACCCCATAATAATAAGCACAAGTACGCCAATAATTGAGCCAGCGAATAGCCACATTCTAGTTGATAATGTTTTAATATCAATCACAATAGTGTGCATACCGTCTTGAATTCCTGTGTACCTTAATGCGCAAATATCCTCATGGGAGTCTATTTTATGTTTCGCTTCATACGCCACTGTTAATGCCTCATTAGCCATTTCTTTAACTTCTGCTATACCTGTCATAATTAACTCTTTTTATTATTAGAAAACTTGATTAAACCCTCCGCAATATCCTTACAGACTATATTACGGCCATTCTGTATCAAGTCCTTATGATGTATAAATTCGGGTTCGATTATTAATGATATACATTTTGTTCGCGCTAAAAAGTAATTAACACCATTAGATTTATTGAGCCTAAAATACCCTTCCTTAATCCCTCTATCAGGTTTAAGTGTTTTAGCCATTGCATCCTGAATCAGGTTTGCGGCAATCATGCCGTTTTTACTCTTAGGGTAGTAGAGTGTTTCACAGCCATTCCCAATATTTTCTCCACTAGCATTTTTTGCGCTGTTAAAGTGAATCTCAATGGCAATATCGACATTATCTGTATTGTTAATAAACTTAACTTTTTCTTCCAATCTACCCAATGGAACAGCTAAGCCGTGCTCACCTAAAATACTAACAAGTGCTGCCGCCCATATTCTAGCCTCATCATGCTCATAAAAATCGTCAAAGCTAGCGCCGCGTTTTTCCTCGTGATGACCTGTGCTGATAAGTATCATATTAGTAACCTTTACGTTTTAAGGATGTTTTACTTAGGGCGAACATTATTTATTCTTTTCCATTAGTGGGGATAAAGCATTAACTGCCATCCATCCTTGGAATACTTTGACAAATCTATCCGCGTTCGGTTTTTTTGTGCCATCAAGCATTAAAGTAATGAACAGTTCTTTATCTTGTATAGCGTCTTTCATTGCTGCATTTGCAGCGCCTACGTCTAGCTTATCGAGTAACTTTTTGCTTTCTGTTGATGCCATATTCGCTGTTCTAAGCGAGCCGGGGCCAGATCCAATCTCACCACCTTTCTTTGCGGCATAAAATCTAACCATAATTTCAAGAATTTTATTCCCCGGCTTAATAACCTCGCCTTCAATTTTAGGAAGACCTCCTACTGGCTCATTCAGTCTTAACGTCTTCCCAATTACTTTCATTCTATTCATTTCAGGAGGACTAAAGAATTTGTTTAATACTTTTTCATTGCCTTTAACCCATTGATTCCACTTTAGACCTGATAACATAGGCTCACCAGCTTCATCGAAGCCTGCTGTTTTTGAGTCAGCCATTAATTTATTAAGGAAATCAGTTTTTATCCCTGCTCGACCTTCCTTGTTGAGTGTTTTAGCGATAGCTAAGGCTTCAATTTCTGGGTTTCTAGCAGCATTTATTTCATCAATAAATCGACCTTTCTTCGTGTAGGCTATCTTTGCGGCGATTGTTGAATCAAGCCCTTTTTGCCGCATCTTCATTCCTTCAATCGTACCCGCTATTCTCTCCTCGATGGCTAGCGAATTATCTATATCCTTTTTTAGATCGGGAAATAATTTAAGCGTTTCATCATTGTTGTATAAGAATTTTCTAGCATTAGACAGATTCACTCGGCCTTCTTTATTTATAAAAGAGGAGTTAACCATTTTTAGTTTTAAAAAGTCTTCAATGGCGCTCTTTGACTCAGGAGCAGCATTAAGTAATTGTTTTATTTTTACGGCTGTTTTTGCTCCGCCTGCGCCGAAATTAAGCCCTTCTAGGGTTAGCTCTGATGCAACCTTCTCCCCTTCTTTCGAATATCCAAGTATTTTTCCAACTTCACCGCCCTGAAATTTATCTTTTAATGTCCTTGAAATACCGATAGCGACTTTAACATTAGAGCCTTCGGCCTTTTCCATATCCAGTAACAAGGATTCCTGAATATCGTCTAATATTCTTGCTTTATTCCATTTATCAATGCTTTTTGCTTCGCGCATATCTTCTAGGACACGCGATCTCAAGTCTTGCATTTCCCTGACGGTTGCGCCCTTTGATAATGCGCCGGGTTTAAAGCCTTTCTTTGTGAATCTGCCTAATGACGAATAAATGTAATCAGGAATCATCTTAAAGTCTTTGTATTTAGTCCAATTTTCAATTTCCGCCTTAAAAACAGCAGGGGCTTCTGGATTAGCTATGGATATATTATCTCCCACATTACGCCATGCCTCATCTTCTACCTTTCTAGCAGCCTCAAGAGATGAATTTATTTTAGATCTAGCAGTTTCATTCGCCACATTTCTTGCCTGCTGTGGAGCCATCTTTTCAATCGAGTCAGCCGAATCTTGTACAGCCTTATCTATGCTCTTCTGTATAATAACTTTTGCTTTTTCTATCTTAAATTCTAAAAAAACCTGTGTTTCAGCAGGGGGCGTACCGTCACTTAGGGTTTCAGCCTCAGCTCTTGCAAGCATATTTACTTTAGCCTGAGCCTCTCGAAATTCATGCTCAAGCTCTGGGTGCTTGGCTAAAATCTTTTTCTGCATGGCAATTAAATGCTTATCTTCTGATAACTGGGCTGGCGGTATTTTTGCTCCAGAAATCACCTTTTGTTCTCTAATTGTTTTAACCACTTCTTCTGCTGGCGATTCGGCAAAGCCTCTTGCGCTTACCCCGCCTTTAGCTATCCCTCCCGGCTCTGTATAAGCAAAGATAGATTTCTTTATATAGTCCAAGGCTCTAGGTGCAACCATAGTACTTATAGACGCGAAAAATCCGCCAAATAACCCGCCGACCATTTCGCCTGTTGGGCCATAGGACTCTCCGCCATAATAAGCACCATATCCTGCCCCTGTACTAGCAATAAGCTCACCGGCTAAGGCGGTTTGAGATTTTATCTTTACTGTGCTTAAAGCTGAAATTTTTGATAATACCGGAGCCTTCGATAAAGCTATTTCTGTGGGTGCGCGATAAAATGGAGCAGAAATTTTTTGAGCGATCCCTTTTCCTACGCCGACCCCTGCTTGTACGCCTGCTGTTGCCGATAAAGCAGTCTCTCCTGCTCGCATTGTTGTTTGCGCGCCTCTACCAATAGCGAGAATCGGGGCTAAGAATGTAAGTCCTAATGCGACATACTCCCCTGCTTTAGAGGATGCTGTATCGGGTTGGTCGTCTTTTTGATATGTACCAAATAACCCACGGTAATCTGCGCCGCCAAAAGTAACGGGGATCGCTTTTCTCATTCCCTCGTCTACAGCTGATAATCCTTCTGTGTTTTTTACAAAGCGGTCTATATTCTGTCCTAGCGCGGTATCGTTTTTTATCCATTGAACAACATCACCGGGAAAGCCGGCAATATCAGCAATAACACCATTAAACGCGGAGGAATAATCGACTAACGGGTTTGACCCCGTTTTCTTGGCTGCTTTTTGCGCTTTTGATTCAGCATTGGTCTTGGCCTCTGTTATTTCAGGTTCAATATTTGGATCATCAAGAAAATTTTCAGCAGCAGTCCGACTTACTCCAGACGATTCACCGTCTAGGAATTTTTCAGCATCTTCTCTTGATAAAGCCATTATCTTGGTAAAACCATTAGGGCATCAATCTTCTGTTGCCGAGTCCCGTAGGGTGAGTCTTTCACTTCTTGCGGCGTTTTAGGTGGCACGGCTCTGAATGGATCTAAGCCATCTCGTACAGCAACCATGCGACTGCTATTAACAACATATTTACTTGCTGGATTAAGGTAATCTCTCTGAAATTCTCTTAATGATTCAGTCATTTGAGCCTTTTCATCCTCGGTTCGCTCGCCACTAATAAACTGAGTTACGCTTCGGCCTATTCTTGTGGCTATATCGCCATAAGATCTATCAAACTTATCGTACATCGCAACCGCACGGACATTAGTATCTTCTATACCCATTAATGCCTGAGTCATTAGCGTGTTAGACATTTGAGTATCCCCTGACTCCATTAAAGCAATAACCCTGTCTATCGCCCTAGAGGCTCCACTAAAATACTCATTATCTTTCTTGTAAGTTTTTCTAAAATTCTCATACTGTTTGTTAAGGCGTTTTGTTTGGCTTTCTTTTAAATTAACATTAGTCGTTTCTGATATATCAACGCCCGTTTTTACTTTGCCAAGTTTATCCATGCGCTTATCATATTCATCTTGTGTAATCTTTCCTTCCATAAACAGATTATAATTTACGCGCTCAGCCGCCGTTCCGCCGCTGCCGCGCTTAGAAAATCTTTTTGCTGCTGCCAACTCCTGTTTCCTAACAGCCTCTTGCTCGGCAGGTATCATTGCATTAGCAGTGGATAGCGCTTTCATAAATAATGACTGGTATTGCTCTGCTTCTTCTGGTGTATTATCTGGGTCTTGTGCTTTTCCAGCTAAATCATAAAGTGGCTCCATTCTTTTTCTGTCGTTAACGGTGCTGTTTTCTTTTAATTCGCCATAGTAATCAATGAACGCCGATATTCCTGCATTTGGATCTTTTTGCGCAGCATCATAAATGCCTGCTGTTAGTGTATGGATTTTTTGTCGCTTATTGACCTCAATATTTAATTCATCCTGTGAGTCGGCTCTTGCAAAATCACGTTTAATCTTCTGATTCATGAAGTCAATGTTTTTAAGTTTAGCCTCATAAATTCCTTGCGCTCTATCCTCAGCAGGATTCGGCATAAATCCTGAAACGGCACGTTCTACATTTTGTGCGCCTGATTGCGCTATTAATCTCTCAAGTCCCATAATATTTATCCTGTAAAGCCTTCTCTAGCGATAACGGGGCCACGCCCTGTATCATTATAAGCGCCATAGTCACTCATTCCTGAATAATCAGGTTGATTTGATGAGTTTTGATAAATACGGCCTATTGCGCCTATTCCCGCTGAAATAGCGCCTGCTCGACCAAGAGTGCCTGCTGCTCGAATACCGCTTTCGCGTGTGGTGTATTGGCCTAATCTATCAGCATAGGATGCGCGTCTTGAGGCTAAGTTTTGCGTTGCCCCTAACCCTGTTTGCGCGAGCTGCCCTGCTCTGGCCATTGGATCTAAATAGCCTCTTTGGTACTGAGATTGTTCTCTTGAAACCTCTGCGCCATAATCTTGTAATGCTCGTCCTCTTGCTGCGCCAAATTCAGCGGAGGCAAGATTTTGCCCTAAATCCATTAAAGCGCGGCTTCTTACGCCTGCGCCACGCTTACCGCCACGGGCAAGCCTGCGATCTAAAGCTCTTAAGCCTTCGTCAACACGGAATTCGTATCCGGGGTCTTTATATTGATTAAATTCTTCTGCGCCAAACTTAAATTTGTCGGGAAGATTGCCTTGCCGCTCTTGATTAACTAATTCTTCATACCGAGCTAATCCACGCCCACCTACTTCACGGTATGGCTCCACTTGCTCTTGGGTAATTCCGAATTGTCGCGCTGACTCTTCTCTGGCGGCGGCTTGTCCGGCGGCGGCTTGATCGGCAGCTCGACCTGATGCTCTTCCAGAAATAACAGACGAAGCGACAGTGGCGGCAGCAGACCAGTTAAACTGAAATGACTTTCCGTCAAGATTAAATAATTTTGTAATTAATTGGTGAAACATTTTGTATAATTAGCCTCAAGTTGCTTATATCCGAGCTTTATAAACATTTTCTCGTTATTAACGTAAATTTTACGGCTCATAAACACTCTCTCTACGCCGCTTTTCTTAAAACTCTCATCTGCATACACAAACATTTTCGTGCCGTTACCGCCGCCTCGGTACTCTGACAGCAAATAATAACACAAAACGTATCCCGTCAAAATATGCTTATAGAATATGTCGTTAGTTATTGCTGAGATATGGAATCCGACTAATTTACCCTCTTCTCTAGCGCACACAATCTGCCCGCCCATATCAATAAACTGCTGATGATCGACATTCGGCACGGGATTTTCAGGGTACAAGTCCACCTCCTCAGCCAGCAAGAGGAATAACGGATTAATTTCTCCAATAATATCCTTGTATTTTTCTATTGAGTAAATCACTATCGGCGCTCTCGATTTAATGATGTTTCACCAAAAATGAACATTAACTCATGCTCCTGTAATTGACGGTATCGCCTAATCCAGAAAGATCTCTAAGCCTAAAGTTTGTGCCATCTGAGAATGCCGCCCCCGAATTACTTAGCTGCCCTGTAGTCCAATTTCCAGCATTATTTCTAATCTCTAGTGCAATTCGATCGTTGGCAACGCAAACATAAGTGAATAACCCTTCTGGAATAACTTGATTTCCACTTCCTGCGATAGTCCAAGCCGCCCTATCATCAGTCGTAAAATCTATCTTTGAAGCTATTACGGCGTTCGACCCTAGCTGAAGGTTATTGACCGCCCCATCATCAATATCTGCCGCCGCAACTGTATCTTTTGTGGATAGCGCGCCTAAGCCTAAATTTGTTCTTGCGGTAGCGACATTAGCTAAATCTGAAAGGTTATTCCCTCTTAACGCAAAAAGCACAGTAGATGAGTTGCTAGCGAGCCGCCAATTTCCTGCTGAGTACTCAGTGAAAACCAAGACATCCCCAACTGCTGTTGTAATGTTATTGGCTTCTGGCAGGGCTAAGGACGTAGCATCATGCGTTAATTGTAGCACTCCATCAAACTGCAATATAATAGTTGTTCCAACACCTTTTGAATCAATAGATTCGATAGTCGCCGTCCCTGTTACGTCAAATAAGTTCCCATCCCCTAACGATAGAGCTGTTGCGCTTGCTACGTCTGCGCCTTTCGTCCACGTTTGTGTTTTTGTAAATACGTTTGCCGTGTTTAAAGTATTTTCACTTATAACCATCCATTCTGATGCATCTCTATTTGAAGAAAACGATACCGATCTATTTTCAGATAAAGTAATACTAGCCGCACCATCTATTGTCTCTATACCACTTCCATCAATAGTTAAGTCTGTCGAATTGATGTTTTTAATTGTTATCCTGAATGAATCTGTATCCGCTCCGTCAGCCGAGGCCAGAGGAAGAAAAGTCGCCGTTAAATCTACGCCATCAAACTCTAAAATCTTGTTTTGATCGGTAACTAGAACAGAATAATCGACCGTTATATAGTCAACGGTTTGAGAGAGAGACTCAAAGTTTTGATCGCCTTCTGCATGAGTTAACGCAGATGCTTTTACACTTCTTAATGTAATATCTGTAGCCATAATTTATTCCTGATTTATATGTGCCTGATAACGAATATGTACGCCATCATATCCTATGTCGCCCACAGCCGTATCGGTTGAGCCTTGCCTTAATACCTTGAAGAACAGTATATCACCTAAAGCTAATGTAGAGCCGGAAAGGGTAAATGCGCCCGTTTCATGGAGAGTATTTGCTGCCGCATTATTAGGTAATGAAAATGTGTCCGTTAAAGTTGCCCCCACCCCATTCGCTACCTCCCCTAATGCGACAGCATTATAAGTTAATTTTGTTACTAAGTTAGTTACGCCTGCTTGAGTTGTCGTATTAATGAAATAAATATGGACGTTTATATCTGTTCCTTCCACCCAATCAGGGAATACATGGCTAGATAAATTTCGGCTTTCATCCTTTGTATCATCAGCAAGAGCGACAGCGGCTAGCCCGATTAATCCATCTGCCATCGGGTCAATAGAGGGGCTTAATGCTGCCGACATATACAAGTGCACATCTTTTGTCTTTGTAGTCATCTTTTTATATAAAAGATAAATCCACTTGCGCCAAATATAGTTAAATTCCTCGATATTTGTGGGGGGAGGGCTTAGCTCTTTCATTTTGTACCGACCTGCACATCAACCTCTAAAGCTTCAACCCAAATTTGCTCAGTCGATGAGAATTCTATTTCTATATTCCGACGGTAAAATTGACCGCACCGTCTAATTGCATTGTATTGATACTGCGAGTCAAACGTGCCTGCCTCAATGAAATTATCTTCATTATTATCCGACCATCTAACGGTAATTATTTGAGAGTTAGCGGATTGATCCATTTTTGGGCGTAGGCGAGACATAAACTTATTATTATTTTCTCCCCCATCAAATTGACCAAAGCGTATCTTAGTTTTCATGGCTGTACCTTGCGCGCCCGAATCAGAGAAGTAGCCTGCATCAATGTAGCCTGACGAAATATAAGTTGATGCTGAAATAGTATCTTGAGGCGTTAAGTCATTATTTATTAAAATCACATCTCCGTTCGCCATAATTCCCTGCCCAAAACGCGCATCTGTGCCAGCTCTAATAGTAAAATCAACGAGTGGAAAGTTAGATTGTGTGCCGATAGACGTTTCCCATATATACCACTTCTTTGCGGTTAAATCATATACATAAGTCGCCTCTGGGGCAGCATCTGCTGGGGTTGTATGAAGCGTTAAGGTATAGAAAGTATGGCCTTGAGCTGTAAATCCGCCACCTATAACCTTGTATCCATCACGGGTTGTAGCCTGAGACAAGAGTAAATCAATATCATTTGTCGATACTTTTTTAACCGAAAATCGGTCTAACATATAGATGCCGATCCCATTGCTTAGGTCTGTCCCCATAAAAACAGTTTGATCGCCATTATCCCAGACGCTATACCCATCTGCACAACCGATAGTATAAGACAAATCTTCTCGTCTATTTAATGGGCTATTAGTGGCGTTGGCATTATCATAGAAAAATTCAATCGTGCGCTCACCAAAAGCAACAATATGATCATGATGCTTTCCTAGATAAACTCCGCCATCCTCCTCTCTTTCGGCATTAATCGTATCGCCGACAGTAAAAACAGTGACATCATCAAGGTTTGAATTATAAATCGTACCCGCCGCATCCATTACAAATAAATACCCATCCAAAATAGCGCCTCCCGGCACAATATTAGAAGGGAAGTTAGACGTTATCTGAGTAACTGTATCGCCTGTTGTTATGTAATAACCCTTATTATCATCAGGGTTAAGCAGAATTAGATTTGCATTTAATTGCAGGAATTTACATCTTTTAGTCCCTGCTGTGATGGTTGTTGCTAGCGCACCAGCGGCAGTACCTTTTAATATTGTGTCATTATTTAGATAGTATAAAGTATTGTTTGCGTCCCAAAAATAAATTGCTCGGCCTCTTGCGTCTAATGACTCTACTGACGCTTGCTCAAATAAATCAATGGAAGGCCGTTGTGTTGTAACGCCTACTCCGTTAACAATGTCCACCATTCCATTCGTAATGCCAGCCTCAAGACGGGTAATCGTCGCCCCTGAGAAGCCTTTAATGATTAAGTCTGGAGCAGCGGAAAGATTCATTCATACCCCGGGGCAAAAGTAACAGATCCACCTTCTGCGTCAAAGTTCATAGCATCTTCTTTTGCTTCTGCCGCTTCTTTCCTTAGTACTTGGCGATCGACAATCGGCATCCCTATAGAGCCTGCTAATCGCTTGCCTAACCCTAAAGAAACGGCTTCATACCATTCTTGAGGAAACTCAAAATCATCGGCAGCAGAATCCATATCGTCAAATGGCTTTTTAATAACCAATCTAAATACGCTATTCGAGGCAAAAGAAGAATTTGCTGTTTGCCACACATTTAATTTTGTATTTGTTAGTTGAGGGTCATAATAGTAATTAACTGGCGTCCCAGACGAATTTTTATCGGACAAGGTAAAGAATTCAGTCCTAGATAATTTAATAATAGGCACATCAATGCTTGAATCATATTCTCTTCGATAAACCTCTAGTAATTCATTAGGTCGGTCTATTTTTGACGTATAGTTATACACATGGTTACCCACAGACGCAGCAGAAGGCAGTCCAGTCGTTAAAACAACAGTATCTGAATCAGTGATAGACAAAATAGCTGTCCAATGGATCATGCCATCATCCAAAACAATGCCGATATTGTCACTTGCAGCAATATTAGCCGTTGAATCTACATCTAAGTTCACATCAGTAGCTATACTTGCGACTTTCACTTCTGTTTTTTGCATAGAAAGTGAACAGTGGTCGCCTGTCAACCCTAAAGAGTAGGATTGCTTATTAAGCTCAGGAATAAGGACGGCTTCTTTAGTCACCCATAATTGCAAGCCATCAGCCTGCCATGCCTTTAGCATCATATTTAAAGTGACCGTAGCGTCACTGATTTCATTTGCCGTTGGTGATTGACCTGCGGGTGTTGCCCCGAGTATATTTCGGTAAACATGGCCGATTAATTCATCTCGATTAACGGAATAATTGGTTGATCCAGATAATGCCATTACAAGGCTCCCGAGAATGTACTGATTGGAACGGAATCTCTTATTGAGGTATTTTTTGTGCCAATGTAGTCCAAAAGTTTATCGCTTTTTGTAAGCTGTAGTCCCCACACAGTAATTGATCCTGTAGCCGTTAATCCTGTTGCCCATCCTATGCTAGCCCCCCATGCTGGAGCCAATAAAACCTGCGCTCTACCTGTAGATGCGGGAGAAACTAATTCCGTTTTTACTATCATATAGCATCGCCAGTAGTCGCCATCGGATAAAACACCAGAATCTAAAACGAAATTGGCAGACTGCTTACGCAAAGAACTCTCTCCTGTCATCGTGTCAACCCTTAGATAATTTATATGTACGCCAGTTTGGGCGTAATACCGTAGATATAACGCTGGAAACCGAGTCCCTCTAGGTGTGCTATCTTTTTTTATGTAGGCGGATAAGCAGTGATACTCGCTTGAGTCAATATTGATAATATCCTGTGCTACTGATGTGATGCTCACCTCATTATCTGTGATTGTGTCAGCGGATAACGCGCCATCAGGGGCGGTATCGGTATTGACTGCCACAGCCGCGTCAGAATAATACGATGATGCCGTAAAATCCTCTGAATTTAATGCCAAATTAACGGTATTATTAAATATAAAGGTATCAGGCTGCTCAGGGCGAGTCCATGCTACAGATGGATCGTCCTTAACACCCCTAAGAAAGTCCTGAGGCTGGCGAGTTTCCCAATCATCTTTGCATAAATAAAGACCTTGCCAGTCCTTCTTTAATTGAGAGGCATGGAATTTTTTGCCACACCGGTCGCATATAGATACCCAATCTCCTTTCTTAAAGGTTGTTGTAGGCATATCGTTTATCCCTTAAGTGTGCATTCAATTAAAAATGAATAAGTATCGCCTGCTGCCCCGCCAGATGTTGTTAGTTGAACATCACCTTCTGTATCTGTAGTCGGGTTGCCAACCATAGATTTCCCGCCAAAAGGACGGTAATCCATATATCCAGACCCTTGGAAGTAATCGATAACCTCGTCGGTCGCATCATCCCAGTCAAGAGCAACATAAGCATACCCTGCGCCAACTGCCCATGTTATTTCGTCGATTCTTATTTTACGCGGTATTGTTTTTTGGTTGGGGCCTATTAAGGTGGAGCGATCTATAACAACGACATTCACTTCATCTGACGTATCAAATAGCCCTGTCACATTAACGATAAGTTTGCGAGTACCTTGAAAGACTGTCTTTACTATAGCCATTTCAATCTCCTACGTTAAAGTAACGCCTGCTTGTACGTTTGTATGCCCTTCGACATAAAAGCGTGTGCCATTACATGTGATGGTAAACCAATCGCCTACAACCGCCGCAGAAGCTACCATATTAACCTGAGTAAAGGCTGCACTATAAGCTGCGACTGCCGCATCAGTTAATTCGCCACTAGAAAAGCCGCCTGTGATAATATTGGTATCGTCAGATGCTTTTTCAGTCACAATATAGGCGGTTGTTGGGGCTGTTTCTACGCGGAATCTAGCTTTCCAGCCTGATTTAGCTTCTGCAACAGAGGGTAGGGTCACGGTGAAGCCGCCTGCGAGATTAAGGCCGAAAATCTTGCCGTTATCCTCAGAAGTGAGTGATTTTGTTGTGATTAATGATTCATATTCTTTTGCGCCAACGCCAATGGGGCCAGCGGTGTGTAAACCTGTTCGTGGTTTTGACATTTTATTTATTCCTTGCCTTGTCAGGCAGTCAACTCTCCATAAATAGAGATGTGTAGGTTGAGGTGAGGCCGAAGCCCCACCGTATTACATTAACGGCTTTACGCCTAGCCTGTTTATTCTAGCTGCCTTGCGATCCATACATGCAACGTGGATCGGTAAACCCAAAACTGAACCGTTCTTGAGCCTTGAATTTCGCATTCGAGGTATCAAAATCACTATCAATTGAGAATGTAGCTGCTTTACGGGTGTAGTTTATCATGCCGTTAGGAATGTCAGTCTGCAAGAACCATGCATCAGCATCCGTAAGATAGTGATTTGTTACGATTCGAGGAACGACGCCCATGGTACGAAGGACATTATCATCATTGTCGGCTGTGCCTGACTGTAAGTTTGAGGTCATAATACGCTCAGCCTCAAACTGATTATCAACAGCAACAATTAGCTGCTTAGGCATAACTTTGATTCGCTTGCCACGGTCATCTGTGAACTTAGCAATATCAATTACCGCCTGCTCCAAAGCAGCAACGGATAAATCGGCCAATGTAGTCGGGCCATTCGTCCATGAGCCACCAGAGGCATTAGGATGACTCGTTGAGCCACTTGCCGCAGATGCGATTAAAGTAGAGCCGTCACCACCAACATAAGAAGCATTGAAAGCGCGATTCAAGATATTCGCAGCCACAGTCTCCTTAGTTTGACGTTGAGAGTAAGCAAGCCCTTCTGTTCGACGCTGTCCAACTGTATCATATTGGTCATCATCCATCATTTCTTCTGTGATGATAAAACCAAGCGCGTACACAACATGGTTGTAGCGAGTTAAGAAAGCTTGTTGCTCCGTATCATATACAATTGCACTGCCTTCTGTTTTCACAGGAGCAAGGCCGAAGCCTGTTACACCAATATCTTCTTCATACGCACGAGAACTATTCTTTTCTTCAAAGATTTGTGCGCACTCAAGAGGGTACTCGTTGTACTTATGCCCATAAATGGTGTCTAGACCGGGGTATAAGAATTTTGCAAAATTACCTGTATTAATAGCCATTATTTATTCTCCTATTGCCACATCATTTCAGCTTTAGTAACAGTCACATGGTAGCGAGTATTAGCTAGAGTTGAGTCGTTATCAGCGTATGGAGGAATATCTACAACACGCATATCCGTATTAGTATTAGCGCCAACTTGCTGACCTGAGATACCAGAGGCAGTGCTGCCCGCAGTCGTTACAAGTAAATCACAAGGGTCGCCAACAGCGAGGTCGAGGTCAGTATCAGATTGAACCTCAAAGATTGCATCATCAACAGGCACATAAAAGACGCGCCAATCAGTATTGGTACTTGCGCTGTCGTCATAATACAGGGTGGTTAGATTGTCAGGGTTATACGCGCCAGCATATTCACCTGATGTTGAATCGACTTTACCAAAACCCACTGCAACACCTAAAAAAGTAGTGTCGTTAGATGCTGAGACAGCACCCAAATTAGAGGTTAGGGAGATTAAGTCGCCTTTGAAAATATCCGCGCCATCGGTTACTCCGACAGAGCGCATTACAGAGGCCATTGGTGCGCCCGACAATGTTTTCACAAAGCGGAAGCCACTAGGGCGGTCTGGATTAGCCATAATTTTAGCTCCTAAATATTAGGAACAATAGATTATGGTTATCCGATTTTGATTTCACCATTAAATCCATCATTCCGATTGTCATTTTTATTCCTTCGGATGGATTCTTCACTTTCGTCAACGATTTTCTGTTTTGCTTGTTGATCTTCATCGAAATATTTTCGACGCTGTTTCATTAAATAGGCTGTTGTCCCTTTGCCTACATCAAGCGAAACGCAACCCGACTCATTGTGCGTACCATCTACACGGGAATCACCTACAGACGCAGATTCGACCATGTCGTATCCTGCCTGCTTAAATCGCTCTACTCGCCCCGGTACATCATTTACCCATCGGCCAACATATTCGTCATTGTCGATAGAATGAACCGCAGTCACGTCTCTTTGTGCGCCCATTGGAACACGAACTCTTGAAGTTGTATCGGCTGATTTTTTAGCCTTATTCATTTCTTTCATTCGTACCCGAGCAGCTTCTTTCTGTTCTTCTGTCCACTTTCTAGCCATAATTCTTCTCCTGTTATCCCTCTAGGGATTAATCTCGTAATTTGATGACTTGAGCAAAATACTGTTTCCTTGCTTTATCATCTTCAAATACTCCCATTCGATTAAACTTAGCATAAACCGTTTTCTCGTCTGGCGTTAAATCTTTATCTGATGCAATTTTACCCTTATTTGCTGGTAAATTACTACCCCCCTCAACATTGGGCGCTTTATTCCGATTTTTATTCTCGAATTCAGCAGGATATTTTCGTTTTAGATGCGCCTCAATTTTAGTAAGGGCTGACTCCAAGGGTTCGCCACGATTAGCATATTCACTTGAAAGAATATCAGCCTCCATCCCAAGAAACTCGTTGCTTTCATACCAACTGTTTTTCGCTTTCCATGTATCAATAATAGCGGTGTTGTTTTGTGGTGCTGCGACAGGCTCTTGTGTTTTCCTAATTTTTTCATCAATATCAACAACTTGTTTATGGTCGCCTTCATCAAGAGCTTGAACTTTTTGAGCTTTTAACTCAGATATTGTTTCTTCATACTTTGATTTTTGATCGGCAAGATCGCGTTTAGCCACCTTATTCTGATGGTCGGTAATCCCTGCAACGGTTGACTGTAAATCTTCAATTTGCTTCCTTTGGTCTTTAATCTTTCGGAAAAACGAACTGTTTTCCATAAATTGCTCAGCAGTTTTAAAGTCTGTGTCTTTGCCTGCCTTTTCAAAGCGATCAGGTGGGATCCACCCTTCTTCTATTGCTTCTTGCTCAATTTCAGTATATTCAATTTCTACTTTAGCTTCTTCGGCCATGATTCTCTCCTATAATTTCACTTGGATTGCGTCATCATTAATAACGACATACTCTTTCCCGTCTTTGGGGTCGGTAATAAATTTACCTGCATATTTTGCATAAACAACGCGATCGCCCTTCTTAACCCACGGCTCACCACCCATAATAGGGTCAAGCCATGCAGAGGGGCCGAAGTCATATACTATGCCTTCTGAACACTCAGCTTTTGCACTCCTTTCATTAATAGCGGATAAATCAATACCGCCATCACTCATTCTCTCTACTTCTTTTGGCTCTATAATTACACGATTTCCTAGTGCTTCCATCTCTATTCCTCTTTGCTGTAAAATTGCTCAATCTCTTCGTAAGTGATTTCCGCTATCTCTTTAAGCGTAATACACATTGTTGAAGTTTTAATCATCTCATGCTCGGTGACAGTTCCGCCGTTAGCAATGCTGTCAGCCATTATTTCAGACGCCTCCTTCACTGAATCATTTAAGTATTTAATAACATACTCAGTGACAGGGTTTTCTATCCAATCATTAAAAGCTTCCTCTTTATTCATTTTTTACAATCTCTTTGTCAGGCTTCATTATTTCTTGACGATGTTTATGTCGAGTATCTAATTCTTTGATCTCAGCTTCATACTGCTTGATGTCATTTGCATCATCCGCAGCTTCGGCTTTTGCTAAATTAAGTATAGCTTGCGTTTTACTTTCGTCCTGCTCAACTTCAAATTTATCCATATCGAGGGCAAGCCGTTGTTTTTCAAGGTTAAGCCTCTGTGTCTCCATATTAACTTTATGCTCAAACTCAGCCCGCTTCATTTCCATTTCAGGGTCAGGCTGTGGATCTGGTGGCGTCATTAATGCTTCAATATTAGGTAAATCCATTGCCTCTAATACAACCTTAGCCCCTTCTTGAGGGTTAGGTAGTATACCTTGCGCCATCATTTCAGAGACTTGTTGTGCTTTAATCATCACCTGTAATTCAGAAACAATATTAGGGTCAGAATAAGGCTGAACATCTGTTGTATCATCTGAATAATCACGCTGGAATATCTTTTCGCGCCCTTCAACCTGTTTATCTAAAATAGCAAAGTAAGCCTCTTCAGGTAAATATAATTTATTCAGTCTTTTCAGTAATTTTAATTCCTGCTTTAAAGAGCGATGCATCCGTTTGAAAATAGAGGAGAATACCTTTAACCCCTGCTCAATAACCGCCATTGAAGTCGTCGCGGTTTGATTTTGGCCGGGATTCTGCCCCATCAGCATTGGAACAGTATTCGATAATTCTTTCCCCGCCTCAATCATCGAGCCTAACAATGAAAACAACACATTAGATGGCTCACGAATAGGTAATGGCACAATGGCTTTTCGTAAATCATCACCCGTAGCATTAACATTCTTCCATTCAAAGGGGTTAAAGGACTTTAATCCCCCTTTAATTCGCGCACCTCGGCCTAAGAAGCCCGCAGACCTAACAGACATCGTTCCTGCGTCAAGTAATTGATTAATAGTGGTATTAATAGTCTCGTTGATGGGGCCTAACAACAACCCGAAGCCAATATCATAAAATGAACCATCAGGATTAGGAATAAACCCATATTTGATAAAATATTGAACCCTTTTGATGCAGACAATTTTATCGGTTGTAGTGAAAACCGTGTCTTCATCGAATCCCGCAATAATTCTAGCGACCTTGCCATTCACATAGGTGACGATATACGGCTCTTTGTACCCATCGTCATCGAGATCAATCCAGCAATGCTGCTCAAATGAGTTATTAGGGGTCGTTTCACCTTGTGGCGGCGCATTTACACCATGAATATCTTTTGTGGTAGGATTTTCTTCGACGTACTCTTTTGGGTATTCTTGATCTAAAAATAACCCAGAAGCTATCCGCTCGTAAATATCATTATCAGATAGATCTAATATATGCGTAAGCCGAGGCGCAGATTCTAAGCTTTTAGCCCAATAATTAACCACTAATTTTTCGGGGTAGACTAATTCTGAGATGTTTGTTTGTTTTGAAGGGGAAAAGTAGGCCTTTTTAAACATCATACCGACTATAGGGATAGAAACAGAGAGCTTATCCATTCCCTCTTCCCAATTATCCATTTCTTCAATAAGCTGATAAGACATGTGCTTACCAACTCTCTCGGCAGATTTTGCTTTTTCTCCGTCTTCATCAAAGCCTGTTACGCGACCTTTTACGATAGAAGGGGAAGGGACAAGGGCGGGGTAGGCTCTTGCGCCAAATTGCATGGTAGCGGTTGTTAAAAGTGGGTATTTTACGTTTGCTGCGTTCTGCCACGGTGTATTCTTGACCTCCATGACTTGAAGGGCGAGCTTCATGTAGCCTTCTTGGCGGGTCTCCCAATCTAAGCGGGATAGTTTATCCTCTTTATAGCCTGACTCAACAGAATTACCAATTTCCGTTATTTTTTCATCTGAAAGTCGTTTTGCGATATTGGGGTCGCCAATAACCGATTGCACCCATTCTAAGCTCATAAATTAGTAACCTGTCGTCGCACAGACACCTTCATCGGCATCTTCATTAAACTCTTCATCCCATTCTTCATCGTAAGCTTCACTTTCGGTTAATCCTGAATCCATTTCTGTTACTAGCATTGCCAGCCATGCGAGAGCATCAACTTGATCGACAGTCGGCCACTTCGGAAAGTGGAGCATTTCTTCTTCAAGCCCTGCGTACCACTCCGCCTCTTTGTCAAATCTAACCTTGCCTGCGCGCATCATAGCACGAAGCGTCTGCGCACGGGTTTCTTTGTCCTTAGAGGGGTTTTTAGCATCAATATTTATATACTGACCCGATACTGTCATCCTCTCGTATAGGAATGGCCCGATAGATTTTTGTATATTCTCGCTCTCAAGGCGAAAAGTGTCAACATTCCACCGTGAATGAATAGAGAATATCTCATCGGCTATTTCTAGCGAATCAAATCGACCTCGGCGCATATCGGTTATATGGAGTGTTCGCTTAGCGTCCATGCCACCGACAGGCATAGCCGTGTAAGCTGACCGTTTATTCTTTGTGATGGCTAAATCGCCGGCGGCGTAATAAACCTTATGGACTTCATGGTCACCTTCTTTCATTGGGAGGAAATCTGCCTTACGGAAATAGGCGGTGGTCATATCAATTGGATCGTTTAAATATTCCTGCCCATAAACATCTAACATGCCTTGCTCGGCAAAGTCTTTTCTTATTTCCCTCAGTCTTTTTTCTGAGTACATCGACTCCCATAATAGATGTTTAAAATCAGGTGAATGGGAGCGATAAAGAATAGATCTCCACGACCTATCAGGCGAATCATTCTCGTAAGCAGGCTTAATCTCTTTCAATTTTTCGGAATTAGTCTCCGTATACGTCCTTAAAGGTGTATTAACGGTATAAGCTGACTTATTGGGCGGCATAAACCCCATTAATAAGGAATCCATGTGCATAATCGTACCCACCATTCTAATCTTTCCGCCGTCACGAATAATCGGCTTAACCGCCCCATAAAACCACCGCTTAAACTTATCTCGGCGCATCTCGGAGGCCACTAAATCCTCATCCTCTAAATCATCCCCAATAACAAGTGAAGGCCGTTTGCGCTCCCACTTCATACCTCGCATACGCTGTTCCGCACCCTTAACAATAATGCGCCACTTATAACCATCCTTCATCTGACCGATTAACTCAGTCTCCCGCTCCTTAATAAACTTTTTAAAGCCGAAAACTTCACACATAGCGTCATTTTCAAGAAATTCAGTGCGAATATCATTTAAGAAACTAGAGGCCATTTCTTCGTTCGCAGAAATTATTAATACATGCTGATGCTCTTTAAATAAGATTGAGGCCAAGGTATACGCGAATGTGACGGCGGTAGATTTTGCTGAGCCACGGGGAGATGCAATACCCACTTGAGGGGCATCTGATGTACAGTAATCCCACATTTCAACATGGTGAGCAGGTGTTGGCTTTGGGGAGTCGTATCTAATAGCCAAAAGACTTTCAGAGAAGCCTTTAATCGTGGCCGCATCAAGTCTAAATGGTTTTTCTTCTTCACTCATCAAACATTCTTTGTTTCTCAAGCTCAAGCATCCATAAAGCATCTTTGTTGGTTATTTTTGCTGACTGCGAGAACTGCTTGTTGTTTTTATCTGTCCATATAATAATAAAATTCTCTACATCGTCAATATTATCCAGCATATCGACAAGTGCGGCTTTAACAGACCAATGTATATTAGGTATCGGTTCAATATTACTCATTCGGACAATCCTTAACTTTTACAGGCATTAATTCAAAACCTACGCTCCTACATAAGTCTAGCGCATCATTGGCTTGTGCTAAAGTATCGTATTGAATCTCGGCATACCAATAGTCTAGCTTCTCTCCTGAGAAAAACATGACATTCACCCCTTTTCTTTCTCCCGTATCGAGAGTGAAGGTCTTGTTGATGTAGAAGCCTATTTGCATATTTCCAGCATATAGCAAAAAAATCTCCACCCCATTTTACCAACACCCCGACATCGCCTAGCCTTTATCCCGACAACAGGAAATCGCCATGCAGTACGAATTCTATCAGCATAAAAGTCATCGAAAGTTTGTTTTATAGGTATTGGTAAATAAACAGAAATAGAGAACCCGTTAACATTTGTGCCGCTATCATGAATTACAGAATCACGGTGCCTGCGGATATTTATCCATGCAACTGAGATCATTTCACCTTCATATTTAGGACTGAAGCAAAGCAACTTCATTCTGTAATCACCTTCTCTTTACCGTTAGGGAATACCTGAATATGAGGCTGGATAAATCTGCCAACAAATTCATCAACATCATCTGGATTAGTTGAAAACATATAATGTGACCGGCCACAGTCAATATTATCGTATTCTATAACATTAACTTCTAATATTCCGTCTAAAGAAAGGGATACTCTAAATTTCATCTATGCCCCCAGAAACTTAAGCTCCGGCCTTCACGTGCAATCCCTAATACTTGACTATACGCCTTTTGCTCAAGACGCTCCTTTCCTCTTAGCGCCTTTGCTGCTTTCATCTCCTCGGTTATCCATGATCCTCTATCCCCAAATAGCCGAGACATATTCCTTCCATGTAACTTCTGATGGTCAATCCCTTCAATAAGAATTAGGTTATCAGGCTCATTATTCGAAAAATCTCCGTCTAAGTGATGAATTTCAAATCCAGCCTTTGTTGCTAGACGAAACCAAGCTTCATCATATATTTTATGAGAATCTATCCAAGCTTTATGGTGATCTTCCATTACAGCACCTTCCTCACCAATAATCGGTTCATCTCTTTCAATTCACGATTCTCAATAACCATATCCAAATACGCAATAACATACTGAGGCACGCCTACACTACCCCAATTACTTGGCGTGTATTTATGCACTCCGAAGATAGTCGCGAGTTCTCTCTTGGTTAGGCCAGACTTCTCTAATAAGTCATCAAGCATCAAAGTCTCCCACCGGTAAATTTTTGAATAATTGCTTCATATTTCAAGTATGCATGAAGATTGCATGAATAATCAAGAATTATTTCATGGGTGATGCGCTTTTAAAACATAAAATTATAAAAATATTAGAAATTAATCACATCATTTTACTGTATATGGCTTAACACATAAGCATTAGCTGATATAGGTTATGGTTTTTAAAATCGTTGATGTATTAGATTGTAGGCCTCCACGTATACAGACTAACAACAAGTTGACCCCTCCCCCACCTCATCATCACCCCACCCTATACCCACACTATATAATGCTTATAATGATAGTAAGCGCTAACTTACCTGCACCATCAATAGAAAGGCCAAGTAGACTATGAAGTGAGTGCTAACATACTGATAATTGGGGGCTTAGTCTTAATGAGAGGGCATCTAAGCGAGTTATAATTATAATGAGGCAGAGCAAGAGCTATTCTTTATCGTCTGTAATGACCTCCCCCTCAATGACCTTTGATTGTCTGCTAAGCTGTTGAAATTGTTGTTGTAATTTATTGAGAGCGGCGTTGTCCATGCTGGTACTGATGTTGGTGGGCATATTATTTAATATTTGCCGCTTGTCGAAGCAGATTGCGCCTATTGTTGCTAAGCTCTTGCCGCTTATCTTTAAGCGTATGATTTCATTAGCCTTATCTAATACTTCATCGCCATTATCTAGCCTATCCAACAGTTCTGCGTTAGCTTTTTTAATGATTTTGCGGTAATTAGCATCAAGTTCAGGGGCATGTTCATCGTGGAGTACCGCCAGTAATGATTCCCCCCAATCACTGTTCACCCATTCCCAAGCCGTTTTTTCAGGAATACCGAGCTGTTTAGCGGTTTTCTTTACATTACCTATGACGTAGTAGGTAGCGATCAACTCTTGCTTAACATCTTTACTGTATTTAGACCCTTGAGAGCGAATAGCTACTTGCATGATGCGTCCCTACAATTAGTATATAAGTGAATGCAGTTCATTACTGTTTTTCGTGTGACTCGCAACTATCTAGCGTATTTAATAGCTTGGATGTTGTGTTAATAATACGCTCTATTACCGCAAACAATATACCGAGTGATACCGTTACTACTATATATGTCATTTCTTTTTCCCCATTATTTCGCTTAATCGTTTGTTCATGCGCTTTTTGCGCTGAATTAACACTTTGCCGATGTTTGTCTTTCTTGCAACTGATTCAGCTTTCTTTTTATCATTCATTGTGTCTATGCCCTTATCAAAACTCTCTGTGCAAATAACCTAGTAATAGTCCGCAATATTGCGTGTATGTGCTATAGTTACTCTTAACAACTAAGCAGTATTATAACACAACCAAAGGGGAATTATTATGTCACAAGCAGCAAGCTTTTTAGAGCAGCACTTAATTAAAGGTACGAGCAATCAAATTGAGAACACGAGCGATTATTTAGACAGTATTGCAGAAGCAGGATTTACGCAAGAAACGGTTATACGCAGCAATGAAGTCTTTATTTTCAGCGACGGCAGCGGCTTAGTGCGCATTGATGATGAAGTCTTTAGTTATAGCGATATAGATACTTACAAGTAATTATGTATCAACTCATTATAAACAACGTAAAAGTGCAGCACTCTCGTACTATTACAGACTTACAGCGAATAGCCGTTACTTTAGGTTATTCATCTTATTCAATTACTTTAAACA